TATCGTATTCCCTCATTATCACTTTATTGTTTATAATAAGATTAACATAATTATGTTTAATTGTCAAATTATTATTTTTATAAATTATACCAAAATATAACGATTATTATTAACAATTTTGACGAATATTATTAATAATGCCAATTAATTTTGTCTTTTTTCTCTGGCGGACAACGATAAGCAAGCCAAGATTCTCCGTACTCTTCCAGTAAATAACCCTGGACTGATATGCCTTACAGGACAAGGTGTTTTCCTCTGTCCCAATATAATAGTCTCCACTGGCTTTTCCCCGGTTCTTCAAGATTTTGTACCCATACAGGCTCTTCATTCATCTCCCACAGTTCTTCCAATGTCAGCGGTTCATTGCTGGGCTGTGGAATGGTGAGTATACTATCTATATCATCCTTGAAATCTGCATACGTCGCTGCCCATGATACAGGAGCAGTTTCGTTATTCCAAGTATCAAAAATCCGCTTATTGTATAGTTCTTGCAACATATCAGCATCAATTGGTCTCATTCTTAATCTCTCCATCCATGTGCGCGCCACAAGTGGGACAAATTGCAATATTTGAAATGAATTTTGATCTAACGTGGCACACGCTACAAGTTCCGCACATACAGCTTTTAATTAAGCGGTTTGGCCCTAAGAACTCCCAACGCCCATGCTTCACAGCATCAACGGCAGGCATCCTTCTGATTTTATACAGTGGAATAACAAGGTTATGATTTACGTCATATTCCGCCTGTTCTTCGCACAACTCTTTGCTGATGTAATCACCCATTTTAATCCTCTACCTCCATGCGAACGCCATAAGAGCAATAATCCGTTTCGGTAATTTCCATTCCGAACGCTGGGCAAATCAGAAACCCCTTCTTGTTGGTTTTTGCGTCCTGGTAATATTGGCAATCTTTACAGCGCACCACCTCCGCAACGTCAGCGGCGGGGAGGGCATCTATCGCTTTCCGTGCTACAGCAAGACCAATATTTTCAGGGGATAATTCTCCTGGAAAATCAACCAAAACGGCAAATGCCATTGCCCTTTCAATGTACTCCTTCATTCCTTTTCCCTCCGTAGTGCGGCCTCAATTTCCAAAATCGAGAATGTATGACTTAATGGCTCTGCATTCGGTATTTCAGTCTCCGCCGTGATAAAGATATTTTCAGGCGTGTAGTCCTTAATAACCGCATTGCACCGCAATCCTACGCTGCTCTTGTATGAAATTTTATACCCAGGTTGGCACGGCAGCACTACGCACCGCCTCTCTCTGTCCGCCAAGGCCAGTTCCCACAGGCGATCAAATGAAACCCCAAAAATATCCTCAATGATTTCTGAAAAGGTCATATCAAACAGGCTGCATTTATTCATTTTACAATTCCTCCTTCTTATCGCGTGGCTTCTGAATATTCCACTTTTCTGTGCTGCCGGGATATTCTGATGGGATAACCATAATTCCATTCTCTCTCATTATTTTCTTCATCCGCTCCAACGGGCGGCGGTAGGCAGTCCATGTAGACCCATAGGTATCCATTTCGATGGCATAAAACCCGTCCACACAACTTGCCATTTCGAGCACATCTTCATAGTCCACGTCGCAAACAAGTTCCCATCGTCCAGAGCCATCAAGTCCTGTCGTTACCGTCCAGACAGGCTGGCCTTTCATCTCCCGCAGCTCCTCCAGCGTCAGCGGCTCGTTCGGCGGGGTGAGGGTGGGCATACCCAAAACAAGATCCTCTGCTCGCTCCTTATCCTGTTCGCTATCCCAGCTACATACCTGGATTTCAACCATCAGTTCATTGGCATCAATCGCCCTTGCCATCTTTCAGCGCCTCATTCAATCTCCCCACCAAAATTTCTTCCCCGTTTTCAGTAAGCGGCGCTCCGCATCCCGGACAAAAATGTAGGGAAAAGAGGCCTTTATTCCCGCAAAAAATAAATTGTCCATCAAAGCTTCTCCCATCCTTGCAGTGGTGGCAACGCTGTTTTCGCATCTTCTTAGCTAATTCTTCCGCTTTAATCATTTTTCAGTACCTCCTGCACGATCTTCTTTGCAGCCTTGTTCCCGCACTCCCGGCTGATGGGGCGGAGGGCGGAGGGCGGAGATGGCGGCTTCCTGCCATGCGTTTACCCATTCTGACAATGTTTCGGTTTCGATGTGTTCGCAAATCTCGTTGACGTTCACATCAGCAATCAAATCTTTTAGGCTCACTCCATCCCCTCCTGCGTCATCTCTGTTCTTCCCTCCCCGGCCTAAATATCACAACCATGCACGGAAACGGTGCATTCCATTTGGCGCCGACAAATTTTAGACGTCCAGGCACAAACCGGATCTCTGCCTGGTGATAGATGTACCGGTGAAACCACTGCGTATCCGTTCTGGCTGGCAGCAGCATCACGACCGTGGCACCTTCTGCAACGCTGGAAGCCGCTTTTTCGACCCATTTCCCGATCTTCCGTCCATAAGGAGGATTGCACCATACAACACCGGTCCAAATCTGAGACAATCCGTCTTGCTCTGGGGTGTAGTACCTTTCACACTTCGCATTCCACGGCAGAGCGCATGCGTCCAGGGAAAAACAAAACTCTGCATTGAGTTGGTCAAAAAATGCTTGCGGTGTTTCCCAGAGATCCGTTGTGCTGGTAAACATTCCTTTTGTGATACTCAATCTTTTCCCCCCAGCGTCGCCAATTCCCCGCCGCAAGCTGCGTAGCGCCATTCGTACCCGGCTGTTCTTTTCCTTCGACCTTTCAGCACTGCGCAAATATTTGATGAATCAGCCCCTATACTTTCTGCCGCGTCTTTAGTTGAACTATACTTTCTAACAACAACTCCATTCTGCAAGCACTCAACCGGAATAGACAATTTAGATGCAATTTTCTTTCTACTCTCTTTCGATAGAGACCGCCCAAGCAACTGTTTTCGCACTCGATCATATTCTGACGGATTTTTCTCAAAGTGCGCTTTCATGGATTCACTCATTTTCCTTCTTGCTTGCCCATAATTTACATTATACTTCGTCGTGCACCATTCTAAATTCCTAACATTATTGTTAGATTTGTTTTCGTCTATATGGTTTATAATCGGAAAATTATTGGGATTCTCTATAAATGCCTCAGCAACAAGCCTGTGGACAAAAAAATTTTTCCATTTCCCATCATCGTACAGCCTAACCTTTACGTAGCCTCCATGCCCTTTCTTTATCGGCTTTAACTCCTTTGTTTTCCCGCGCTTCTTCGAGAAAACTTTTCCGTCTTCGGAAACGAAGTAATCTTTCCCATAATCAATCTTTTTCATATTCCCCACCTACATCGGTTTCTCTTGTCGCTATTTCTCCTCCGCAGCAACCGTATCCGACCAAATCAATCCAGCTATCAATGTGCTCAGGGTTTACAGATGCCCGGGCAATCTTGAGCAAGGCCATCATGGCCGCCACATCCTCCGGGTCTAACTGCACATGGACCCCAGCGGCAACACACTTCGCACTGAGGTAGGTGTGCCAAAATTCCGCAATCAAACGGAAGTTATTTTCTGGAATTCCATAATCCTGCTCCCGATCTCCACACACGCACTTCTCCGCAGCGGCGAGAATTTCTTTCCTTGTCATGGGGTTTCCTCCTTTCTGTTCGCATCCCACAAAAGTCTCTGCCCGCAATAACCACAATAACGGTTACTTTGGTGGCTTCCATTTTGCAGCCATTCCGCCTTTTCGGCATCAGTCATCTTTCAGCGCCTCCTTCTTACAGTCTAAAAACAAATCTGGCTCCAACCCGCAAAATGACCGCTTCATGAGGGCACAAAAATATCCTCCAAATATCGGATGAACCTTTTTGTTTAGGAATTCGCCGCATTTTTCAATCATCGTTCCGCGCACTGAAAATCGCCTCCAATCTCTTCATCATCATGCCCACGGCCTCGTTCGTCATGGGATTGCCGCAGTAGGGACAGAAGTCTGTTTCAAAGCCGGTAATGTTCCCACACTTAGAACAACGGATTTCTTCGTCTCCGCTTCCCAGTATAGGCATAGCGTGTATCCACTTGCCTCTCCACACCTTCTCCACCCGCTCCCGGCTGACAGGGCGAAGAGCAGAAATAGCTATATCAATCGCTTCGTCCAACTGTTTTCTGTCCCACCAAACCCCGTTTTTCAAAGTGTCAATCGCTTCTTCTCGTGTCATTTTTATCCTCACCTTCACTTTGTTTTTCTTTATATTATCTATTTATCTTGTAATTGTCAAGTGTAAATTTGAATAATATA